ATGGGTCGCTGTTTGAGTTCCCCGAGCCAGGATGCGAAGTGCTGGGGCGCGTCCACGGTTGCCGAGAGGAGCACAAGTTGTACGGAGGGGTTCAGAAGAATCATCGTCTCTTCCCAGACAGCCCCGCGGTCCTTGTCATTGATATAATGGCACTCATCAAAGATAACTGCATCTACGTTTTCCAAGGATAATGACGCAGTAAGACCAAGATGTTCAGTTGCAGTACCTCGTTTGTACAATAAGTTTCGGAGAATTTCGGTGGTCAAAATCACAATCTGTGCATCAGGGCAGAACTTGATATCACCCGTCATGATTCCAACGGTAGCTTCGGTGAATTGATGTTTTAGGTCATAGAATTTCTGATTCGAAAGTGATTTGATAGGGGTTGTATAGAATACTCTTTTTCCTTTGTTAAGGGAATGATGGATTTGATATTCGCCTACGAGAGTCTTTCCTGAACCTGTCTTGGCGCAGACGAGTACATGTTCCTCCTTTGCAATTGCCGAAAAGGCGTGTTGCTGAAATGCATCAATGGGAAAGGTATAGGGATGCAGCGGAAGAACAGAAGGCGCGGTAGAAAGGTCAGGCTCAATGAGGAATGACATGGTGGTGTGAATGAATCGGCGCGCCGGCGATTCAATTTTCATAGCCTAAACGGACTCATAAATGACGTCTGTAGAATGAAAACAGTAGTCGTCACGTTGACAGATGCAGGATATTTTCACAAAGTGAAAAGGACAATTATGGACATTAGAAGTCGTGGAGAATGGACAGGTGACCTCGTGCTGATTACGGTTGGATTCAATGCGCCCTCCAATTTCCTTGATTATTACCGTGTTACACCATTTCGCGTGGAACATCTTGATACGTCCGCGCTTTTGCAGAAATATCGCGATGTTCCGATTCGCCCCACCTGTGATAATCGCGAATTTACTAAGCTAACCCAGTGGGATAAGTTCTACGTATTTCATCATTGGTTTCTCCAATGGGAGCGTGTCATTTATCTAGATGCAGGTCTACGTGTATTCGATAAGATACAATACTTGGCCGACATACCATGCGAGGGTGTACTTATGGCGCCAGATGATTCCCCAAAGGATGATACACAGAAGAGGTTTGGTGGAATCATTGAAACCGACCGTAATCCAGAAGTGGTCGCACGGCTCTTTGAAGAGTATGATCCAACCATTGTACATGAGCGATACTTTTTGAATTGCATCTGGATGTACGATACTGCGTTGTTATCGAAGGTCTCCTTGCCCATTTTGGTGGAACAGATGAATAAGTACCCTATTTGTCGTTGTAATGAAATGACTATTATGAATCTAGTATTTACGTTCAAATATAAGGTATGGAAACCCTTTCCAGAATGGATTGACCAGACTCGAAAGCGCCTCTTTGGATGGACGGAATTGGACCGCGATTATGACCGCTCAGGTACATGGCGCGATTTCTGCTTCTTGAAGTATCCGTTCAGTATCAACTTCGATTGCGAGTAATATCATTATTCTTTTGATACGTGCGGAGTAAGAATCTTGGAATGGATATGTAAATTATTAATACGCACCCAATAGGAATCATTATATACATAGGGAATCAAACGACCCTGTTCATCTGTTCTCCACTCAAACTGGTAGTGTGTATAATTAATGGCAGACCAAATCGAGATAAGGCCCGTAATAATAAGGCCGTCCGTGTGAAATGGGTCGACTCCGCCAAAATAAATTCCCATGGCAGCTGAATCGAATATGCTTTTTTTGTATCGATGATAGTTCTCATGTGTCGCATCTGGAACGGAAGGAGATGGCCAGTGGGTGGGTAGAATCTGAACCCGATGGGGTTCCATCTTCCAGAATTCATCCAGAGCTTGCATCTCCGTCATAAATTTCTTGCTGGTATCGGTTTCCGAAATGTATCGAATGCAACATTTCGTAAATTGGAGCAATACATCTGCATTCTGGATGAAGCAAATACCCGATGCACATCGGTCATAGTTATCAAACATGAATGCCATTTCTTTTGCGCAAAATGATTCCTCCCATTCATATGGGTCGCTGTAAATCAAATTATCGAGCTCCAAGAACAAAATATCCTCCAGGTTTTGCTGTATGACCCATTGATAGAGAACAAAAAATCGCTCAAATGCATAAATGAAAAGGCGCTCACGGCCTTTTAGTCCCTCTAAATAGGAGAATTTAGACTCATATTGGGCGATACAGTCTTCAAATCCTCTGTGCCGAACCGTTTCATAGGGTACAATCGTTACATCATATTTCTTGAGTATTGGAATACAAGGAGATGTCAGGTCGCTAATAATAAAATCAATCGGACCTGAAAAGAATAAACGGGTTTGATGCACGGTATCGATTGCATATTCAGGTAAGGGTCCAATATAACAATATACCACCCTCATTCAATTATTGTATTCTAGTGTAATTGGTTTAGATTCAAGAATCTAAACAGATTTATCAAATGAATCAATCATGGAACTACAAGGTAACTCAGTGGAGCATTTGTCTATTTTTCTACGAAAACTAAGGAATCGAACACCGTTCTCTATCATTCGTCCAGGTGATGGAGAGTATCTTGTTATGAACCAAAATGAAGTAAAAACACAGGATGGGTGGAAGTTTAGCGGAGGTATCCTTCGTCAAGATTTATACGATGTAAAGAATCTTATTCAAGGACTCGATGCCTGTTATGTCGGTATTCCATGCCCAGGGTGCCATGAACAAGATATGACCTCGTGGTACAAAAAAACATGGGAGCTCCAACCGAAACAAATCACCTATGCATGCATCTTTTGTAATGAGAATTGGAAGGCATTTACTCAGTATTTGATAGATTCGCAACATCCTATTCATTATATTGGTTCTGGACAGCGAATGGATGGCCCTTTACGTGTGTTACAACGATATCCCGTTTCTGAACGATTAGTTGATTCATGGAATAAGGACAAAAACACATTTTTAAAGGATATCTATCGATGGATTGGAAATCTAGTACGGGATGCAAAAGAGCCACTTACTTTTCTATTTTCAGCGGGCCCCATTACTAAGTTTGTTATTCCCATGTTGCATCAATTGTATCCAGGTCACCAATATGTAGATGTTGGGTCTGCCATTGATTCATTTATGAAACCGTCTTCAAATCGACTATATATGAAAGATACCGATATTTATGGTCATACTATATGTGATTTCATCAATGGTCATGGTATACAAAAGAACGACATTACTGCAATTCTAAATTTCTATAAGAGACCACATGTCATTCATGAGCAGATTACGGCGTTACGGGAGCAAACGATTCCGCCCAAGCAAATCATTATCTGGCGAAATTATGCAGAAGGATACGAATTCCCAGATGATATTCGCCAGGATCCTTCTATTGTTATTATGGATTGCAGTAAAAATATGGGTGTATGGGCTCGATTTGCCGCCGCCCTATTAGCAAACACTGAGTTTATTTGTGTATTCGATGATGATACGATTCCTGGTCGTAAATGGTTTGAAAATTGTTTGTCTACTATCAAAGAGGTGAACGGATTGCTTGGTACAATTGGATGGAGATTTCATCGCAATTCACAACAGTATAATAGTTTTGGAAAGCGTATAGGATGGGATGGACCGAATTATACTACACAGCAGGTGGATATGGTATGTCATGCATGGTTTTTCAAGCGATTATGGCTTCCTGAACTGTTTCGAATTGTTCCTGATTATACTATGCTTTTTCGATCCGGCGAGGACATGGGTCTATCATACGCCTTTCAACAGATTGGTATCAAGACATTTGTTCCTCCTCATCCGCCATTGGATTATGATATGTATGGAAGTCATCCAGAAAAAGCAGTACAATATGGATGTGAACCGGTTTCTATCTGGTTGACTGGTACCAATTTTGACGAAATGTTCCATTTTTACAAGAAAAAGGGGTTTAAATTTATTAATGACTGAACATAAAGAAGACTATAAATCTATTGCATAGTTATGGAGGAGATTGATGCAGTTCTCTATATCAATCTTGCCCATCGAACCGACCGAGAAGCACATATTCGACATGAAATCCTGGAAAAACTAGGAGTGCCTGAACATAAAATTCATCGAGTTGACGCTGTTCTTCGTGACCCTGGTGCATTGGGATGTGGTCTAAGCCATATTAAAGCCCTTAGCGAAGCACTTGCCCATCCCGAGTGGAATACTGTGCTGATTCTGGAGGATGATTTTACATTCCGAATGAATTCCGCTGAGTTTAACCAGTCATCCATTCGTAATCTATTTCTTATGCCAAAACTGGATGCAGGAGTACTATCCTATAATCATACCTACTTACGATATGAAGATACGAATGTACCCACGATAAAGAGGGTATTATTTTCACAAACCACATCTTCGTATCTAATACGTCGCGACTATATTCCTACCCTTCTTCAAAATATGAAAGAGGCAACCTATGACATGGAGCGGAATGGTAAAACCGAGCAAAACTGCATCGATATCTATTGGACAAACATTCAACCCCATGGGAATTGGTATGGTGTATTTCCCGCTATTGGATATCAATACGCCAATTTTTCGGACATTGAGCAACGTGAAACATCATACGGATGTTGATTATGTTTGATTCAAATACCGCTCATTGTAATCGACGCTTCGATTCTCAATAGAAGAATATCCTACCAACTGACCCGCGTAGATATCCTGATAGTAATAAAATTGGTACCTATCTTGGAGACGTTTCCAGTACTGGTCAATTGCGCAAGTATCCAATTCTACTCCATTCTGAAGTAATTGAATACTTTCATTAATATTTTGAAGTAAAATTTCTGCAAAGGCGCGTTTCACAATATATCCTGTTGTGGTTTGGTTATTTCGAATTCGTTGGAAACGATGGTCTGTCATTTCACTATCTCCTGGTACTCGGTCTCCGCGCGGTGTGAATACGATAATATCCCATGTATCAGAGGTTCGAATGGATTCAAAGTCATTACAGAACGACAGGAAGTTTGATTCATTCAATATCACTAGATCATCTTCGATTATCATCAAAAAGTCTTCGTTCGGTTCATATATGAATTTTTTGAGAGCATGTTGATGAGATAATGCGCATCCCAATGCGCCATTTCGATGATATACCGCATTCATTCGCTGAACATGGTTAAAAAACGGATATCTCTCAATAATATTTGTGTTCATATGGTCCTTTCGGTCCTTTCGTGTATCCAGATTAATATAATATCCAAACATGTCTATTATGTGATTGATTTCATATCTTTATATTGATGCGCTTAAAGGATATGAGATTTTTATATCATAATGAAATATATCTTACTCATTTTGTCTTGTAAGAAATATGCTCATAAAAGAAAAATGCAATTAGAAACATGGTTACAGCATATCCCCCAATATGTATCCTATTTTCATGTGATTGGTGACAAGGAACGATGTGGTGATTCTGATTTTTCATTCGATATGGAAGAACGTATTCTGTATGTTAATACAAAAGACGATTATTTGTCACTGCCATCTAAAATCATCACGGCGATTCATGCTGTTCATCAAACGATACCATATGATTATATTTTGAAAACAGATGATGACCAGATGCTGATCCAGCCTACTTTTTTTGAAATACTTGATAGTAGGATTCAATCGCATCACTATGGGGGTTATACTATCAATGTTGATAATCACTATTCTACATATTGGACAGTGCATAATGAATTGCCAAAGAAGTTATTTTTAGAAAAAGCTACGTACTGTAATGGGCGTTTTTATTTTCTATCACAAGTTGCAGTTAAAATGTTACTAGAAATGAAAACATCCATTTCATCTCGAATCATTGAAGACCATGCCATTGGATATCATCTGTTAGGAGATGTCAAACAGTCGATATGGCGAATGAATGATATCATACTATCATCATTTATAGACGATGTAGAGTATGTATCACGAAAACATATTATTTATACTGAATGTGTCAATTGTCCTGAAATATGCCTCAATGCTATTCTATCCTATCAGTGTTATCATCCCTATCCTGTCCATATCTATCTTACTCCAACCGACATGGTTTATTTTGAAAAGCATAAATCACGATACGATTTGTCTAAGATTATATTTCAGTGTGTAAATGAATCCATGATTAATATATACGAGCAAGACGGTCATTTAGGAACAGCGATAATATGGGAAAATGTAATTCGTTCTTATCCTTCTCATAATATTATCCATTTTGATTCAGATGTGATTTTCCGAGGCGATGCTGTAAATGATATCATACACGGACTATATTCCAATGATTTAGTAGGACCAATACGTTGTTACAAAAATAACCTTAATGGAAGAGATGACATTCGTCATCAACCAGATGTCATTTCCACCTATTGCTTTGGCTTTAAGGCATCTATGGTTCATGTAAATCAATATAAATCAAAAGAACTAATTTTTATGATTCGAGGATACTCTACCCCATTACCATTTCATATTCTAGATTTCTTTGATCCGGTTAGCTATGTGATTTTGCATCATGGAGGAAAAATGAAAACGATTGATTTTAATATCATTGGAGGATTAAACCAAGAGGGAAGTAAACTAAATTCCTATCCCATTTTAAATACTAAAATGGATTGCGGGGATAAAATCATACACTTTGCATCCGTTGGTACAGGCCTTTCTATGAAGAAAGCGATGAAAAAGGGATGTACCACACAAATTCCACAGTCATATGTGGAGCATAGTTTTCGAACTCTAGCAACGTATCAATATCTACTATTTGGACTGGAAACCGATGAACTAGAAGAATCCATAAAAGGTCTTCGAGCTTATTTTAATGAATTGGTATCGATACCATTTGTTCCTATCACGTTCTAGATTTTCTCCCATTCTTTTTCATAAATATCCTCATAGAATTGGGGTCCCTCTGGCCCAAACCATTTGGATGGGACAAACACGTGATTGGTAGAAGCGAGCCATACACACCACCAAATAAATGTTGAATTGGACATAATGAAATGCTGGAATTGTTGCAATAGAGCAAATGTGTGAATATCTGTTTCTCCGTCAAGAATCATATGTTCATGTTGAAAGACTTCTGGAATCGCGTTTCGAATTTCATTCCAGTACATCGGGTCATCTCCACATAGCAAAAAAATGGGTTCAGGGACACGCTGAAGAATACGTTTAACTGCTTCTTGATAATAACTAGAATCGAGTGGTCCGTGAATTTCCCTATGAATTAGGTAGTCCGTTCTACGCGCATGCATTACAATGACTCGCTCTTTCTTTTCCAAGAGTTGACTGTATTTTTCTTGAATCGTTTTAAGAAGCTGTTTGGAGGGTTGAAACAGTTGTTTGATTTCGGCTTTGATTTCATCTGTGGGATAGTATTTTGATGTCTGTAGGTATTCCTGTAGGTAGATTCCCTGTAGTCCTAGTGGCTCAATTTCCTTATACATCGTGGGATATGCCTCTTGCCATACATGAAGAGTGGATGGTAGATACTCTACCAGATAGGGTTGGATTCGCTGAAGAAGCGTGTTCCAATAAAGAGGGCGTTTGCCATTTTCCTTTTTTGCAATAATTTGAAGCGTACCATTATTCTGCCGAGCATAGGCATAGGCTGCGGCGATTTGAAACAGCTGATTACCAAGACCTCCTTTGATGTTCACTGATACAACGTTCATCTATCCATTTTTAATACGTTTTCTTTACATTGTATGATATAAAGACATAAAATACATAGATGGTATGTATCGCAGTGCATTATCGTTAGACGAAAAAACGTGCCTAGATAAATATAAGAAGGTAATCGTATGGGGATTTCCGCTTCATTCACATACACATTCTTATATTCATGCAATGTGGGTTAAAACATTTGGAGATGGATTTGGAAAAGATACGTATTGGTTTCATGATGATAATTTTCCTACTGATTTTGATTATAATCATTGTCTATTTATTTCAGAAGGTTATGCTGATAAAAATATCCCTATTCTACCAACTTCTTCTTATTATATTCATAATGCAATCTATCCTGAACGATATATTTCGATTGGCGCACGACTCATTGAAATTCGATTTAATGTGAATGAGATTCATGATGTAAATAATGATTTTAAATTAGATGATGGAACTCATTCAATTATTGAACTTACACCTCATGCAAAGTATGAAAAACTGACTTCTAATAAGGATATTCATACTTCTAAGAGAGGTAATGAAATTAAATCAATGAACTATGAATGTATTTATTTATATTGGGGTACGGATTTGCTTCCACATGAATTTAATTTTAATGATATTCGCTTGAAACGGGACAATTCTATTTATTATATTGGCTCTCCTACTCATTCTAACAATCATCGAGCGTTTAAGGAAATATGCATAAAAAATGGCATTCAATGGGTATCTTCTAATCCATGGAACACTCCATTAACATTTGATGTAAATAAAGAATTAATGCAGAAATCATTTATTGCACCTGATTTTCGTCCGATTGGAACAGAAGATGATACACGCAACTTTGGTGTAAAAAATGGTAAGAATCATTTAGAAATTGGATATCTTCCATGTCGAGTACTAAAAGCTATTAGTTATGGTCATTTAGGTATAACAGATTCTATTCATGTAAAGAACATCTTACAGGACCATGTTATCTATCATAGTAATATGATGGAACTATTCTCGATAGCATTACATGAAAGAAATAATACATATCGAATCTATCAGGCGATGCGGTATGTTCAAGAGAATCATACCTATGTAAATCGTGTAATTGAATTAATCAAAGCTTTATGCCAGTGAACATAAAGATATAACATGTTATACTTGTATAACATGTCATTCACATTTGTTACTGCATTATATGAAATACATAGAGAAGAGCATGATAATCGTAGTTTCTCTATGTATCAAGAGTGGTTTTCAAAGACATTACTTATACCATTTCCACTTGTTATCTACACCGAAGAAAAGAATCGTGAAATGATAGAGAGGATTCGAAAGGATTTACCTACTAGGACAATTTATACTATATTGGATGAAGTTCCATTCTATTATACAACTCCTACTGTACAACATATTATCGAAAAGACTGATTTTAAATATAAAATAAAACATCCAAATGGATTAGAAAATAAGTGCTATGAATATATCCCTGTTATTACTAGTAAATTTAAATGGATGATGTCTGCAATCGAATCTAATTTTTTTAATACAGATATGTTTTTCTGGATCGATGCGGGGCTAAGTCGATTTATGAATTTTGATATTTCATCGAATCAGTATAATAATGAACTTATTCATCTATTGCACTCAAATAATCAATTATATTTTCAAATTGGAAAGGAGAATGAACTAATGGATATATTACATAACCCTTCTCATATCGAAAGCTATATTGGAACCAATACTAATTTCATTATGGCAGGATTTTTTGGAGGAAACAAGGATATTCTATATAAATTGTGTCAACGATCAGCTGAATTATATATTTCTGAATTTCTAGAAAAACTTCAAGTGGATAATGAACAAACGCTAATTGGATATGTATTACCTGATTATAAGGACAAACTGTATCTTATAAAAAATAATTCGCATCAGAATTATATGAATTATTATTTTTTTTGTAATAGTATTTAAAAATCATATTCTATTATAGAATGGCCGATAAATGGAATAAATGGTATGAAAATCTAACAAAGGATGATATTGGTTCATTTAAATACGGAGATACGATAACATACATATTGGGGTATGAATTTTTAAAAACATGTAATACAATTGAAGACTGGGGTTGCGGTGTTGGAGGGTTTAAGAGATTATTTGTTAATGGTGATTTAAATAAATATACCGGCATTGATGGTTCTAATACACCACTATCAGATATAAAAGCGGATTTACTAGATTATCAATCAAGCGTCGATGGTATATTTATGAGACATATCTTGGAGCATAATTATAAATGGGAAAAAATTTTAGAGAATGCATGTAATTCGTTTAAAAGTAAAATGTGTTTGATTCTATTTACACCATTTACGAATGAAACAAAAGAAATTGCACATAACTTACAGCATGGAGTAGATGTTCCTGATATTTCATTTAATAAAAATGACTTATTATTAATTTTTGAAAAATATAATATAAACTGTGAGGTAATATCGCTTGAAACTAATACAGGATATCATATCGAACATATATTCTATTTAAACAAATAAATATAATACTATATAAAATGACAGATTTAAACTTGGCATTTTATACGTATTTTTATGGAAGTAACAATAATCCTGCCTTTAAAATTCCAAGTGTACCTTCATTAAAGTATAAGTGTTTTTATTATACAAATAATATAACACTCATTGAACAGCTACATGGTACACAATGGATTGGGATTTTAGATGACAGGCCAACATGCGATGATTTAATTGAAAGTTGTATGATTGGTAAACATATAAAGACCATGCCACATGAATATACCGAATTAAAAGACTATGATTATTTATGCTATATAGATAGTAAATTAGATAAAGTAAATGACATATTTGTGGAAGATTTTATAGATAAATATTTTATAAAAGAGACGTACGCATTACTGATAAGGAGCCATCCTGTTCAGCGTACTGTATGGGAAGAATATAATGATAGTATGCACCAAGATAGATATATGATACAAAGTGATAATTACAAAAAATATATAGAACGTCAGATTCTGCGCGGGTTACATGAAAAAGTAGAAACGCACTGTGCGTGTGGGTTTTTAATAAGAAATATGAAACATGTAAAAATGGTTGAAATTAATACTACATGGTATGAACATATTAATGAATGCGGAATTCAAGACCAAATATCATTTTTCTTTGTAAAACAAATATTCAGTGATGTTATATATCCATTTGTTGAAAATCCATTTAATTAGACTAGATTTGTAATATTAAACCACTTTATCTCATATGTATAAAATGCATCAGAATTTTATGATAGAATATTCCATATACTCATCGTATCAATGTACTCGTTATTAAATTTATCCTCATCATGTCCTCCATTTGGTCCCTTTCCATATTTAGGTGTTCGATAGATAGATTCTATATTATTTATATTTTTAATAGTATAATTGGAAGTGTATAGCACGGAATCTTTTACAAAGAATAAATTTACTCCCTTATGATTTGCATAAACTAATGAATAATTATACTTTCTTCCCAATTTATAAAAGGATAATATACTTGCTCCAAAATAATTTCCATGGAAGGTGTTGATTTCGAGTTTTACAACTTTATCCTGGTCAGGCAAATGTGTAGCATTATATTCACATACAATAATACGAGGAGAATATTGTGATAATATTTTCTCTAATACATAAAAATCGTGCGAATCGATATCAACGGATAATAGATCCATTTCATTTGGTATATTATATTGTTTAAATATGTCAATAACATTATCTGTAGTAATTATATGTTTATATAGATTTATATTATGATTTTCATAATTCATATCAAATAGATAACCGTTAAACCCCTTATGTTCATGCAATGCGCGTGTATTACATTGACTACCATCTTCCGCTCCGAATTCTACATATGATTTATTTGTAGTACCAAATAGTCTAAATAGTTCAAATAAGATTCCATCTTCGCCTGATTCTGATGAAATTGTCATTTCACATTCATCTAGACTTACTTGAATCTTATCTATTCTATATAGATAGTTAAAGTTTCCTAGGTCTACTTTAGTATATCCCAAAGATAGTAAATAATCAGTAACTGAAAATGTAGAAAGCTCCTCACAGTCTGAAACATAGAGTGATGTAATATTTTTATCCGATTGCTCAATCAAAAGGATTGGTCGATATGTTTCAATGGTATTACGTGCACCATATACAGCAAGTGTTTCTGCACCTTCAATATCGATTTTAATATAGGTTACATCCTCAAATCCAAATGAATCAATTGTCTTTAAATGAATCTCCTCTCCAGTAGGGTCATTAGTAATTCCAAGTCCTCCATAATTCGATGGTTGTTGTGTATGATAGTCCACTTTTTGTTCTATAGAATATCCATCCGACCTAAAGTCATTTGCAAGATGAACCTTTCTTTCACAATGTCCTGCTCCAAATGGGAGAATGATTAGGTTCTCTGCAGAATTAAGTGTTTTATTATGCTCTAATATATTTCGGATATAATGTTGTGGCTCAAACGTGTACACTTTCGCATCAGGATTACGTTTGGAATAGGGTATAGCATGTGTACCAATATGTCCACCTACATCCAAAATGGTTCCCCTATTAGGAAGATAAGAACATATTGAATCAATGAGTGTTGCATCCCATGCGCGACCATTTGAAAATTCTGAATGAAAGGCAGAATCGGATTCTAAGGTACGAAAAATACCATTCGGTGTATTCCATTGTCTAATCATTCTTATTATGGCATATTGATATACTTTATATCGTGTATAGCAATTATATACAGAGTATCACTTATGGTATTGTATTGATACTACAATATTCATATTATTCTATGATATGAATATTGTTTTAGATACATGATTATTCTTTTATTAAATAATATAACTCGTGTGGCATTGGTACACCATAGTATCGTTTATATTGATGCTGTATCGCCAATGATGATACAATCTCATTGCGCGGCCCATCTTCTACTGCATGAAGAGAGCCAACTGTTCCACAATTACAATGCACAATGATAGACAGTAAAAAATCACAAACAATCTCGCGTGTTAAATTGTAACTACTCCAATTCATTAAAAGGTCATCAATAATAATTTCATTATCAAGATAGCGCAATATCGAACTTTTATTAAAAATAGAACCGCCGCCACCTGACCATGTATAGTCCTTTGATGGATGAATATGTGTATACGTTTTTGATAGTTGCACTTTCATATTTTCCCAATAGTGATTTGGATTGAAACCATTGATATCGTTTATACATGAATCGGATATCGGATGATTAATCGATAAATCGTCTTCTAACCATAAAATATAATCTTCTTTTATCAATGAAAACATTGATTTCATATGTGAGAGAAGCTCCTTAGCCCATGGAATATGTGCCCCATCTTTACCTTTATCTAGTTCCACACAATCTCCATAGATTAACCACATATTTTTGGTCCGATGATGGTAAATACAATTAAAATGTTCGGCCATTTTTGTATAATCATATCCATTATCTGAACATAAAACAACAGTCGATGACGGATAATGACGTCTAAATGATTCTAAAACCATATAGGTTGCATATGGATTTTTATAGCATTGAAAATATGCACCAAATGATGGAGTTGTCATATGTATGATTTTGCAGATATATTTAAGCTGAAATCGTAGTATTCTCTTTTTTAAAGCTCACAAGCCCTGTTCCAGACCAATGACCAACCGATGTAATGTCCAATTTGAATGAATTATCAATTTTGTCCCAAAACTGTTGCATACTATTTCCAGATGTAACTCCCATATGACCTGGTCCTAGATGTATATCGTCAAAGAGTAGTAATCCTTTATAGTTGTTTTCTTGTAGCCACAAGTACATATCATACTCTACAATACCTTCATGTGGGTCAACATCAATAAAAATAAGGTCAGCAGACAAAAGATGCTCTTTATTTGCCTCTCGAACGGTTGAATCAAACAAATTATCCATTCTAAAATTAATATTGGTATTTTCAAAAATGTTTGGAAGTAGGTGATGTTGAATATCGTATGTGTATATGGTATTCTGATTATTATCCTTATCATTGCCATAGTGAAGTGCAATGGTTGACCGTCCATTATGTGTTCCGATTTCAATTATTTTTTTATGTTTCAATTGACGGCTCAATGCTGCCAGTAAAAAATAATGCTCCTTTCCACACGGTTGTCGAACATCGTCAATATGCGCAATCTTAGAAGCATCTTTCAAAAAATCGCACGACAATGCCTCAATTGTGGACAATCTAACATCAAGCTCCATATAATCATTTTCATTTGTATTCCTTTATATTATCTTATTAATTGTATCGATATAATGTTTTACACGCGTTGACCAACTAAAGTGTGTACTATATTCTCGTATGGTAGACCTCATTGTATTTGATATATCGCGATTCTTTTGAATACATTCATCTACATATAATCGGTCATCGAGTTTGTCTACAGGAATAACCATGACAAACGGAAGAGAAGTATCCAGATTTGCAGCCGCCCACTGACTGACTACTACTCCCAAACCTGCAGTCAATGCCTCCTTTACTACAAGGGGATCTGCTTCTCCATCCGATAATAGAACCAAGTTACCATAGTCTGTTAGATTATCATAAAGAGTGTCTTTTGACCATTCACCTAGCCACCGTTGATTTGAATAATCAAATGAATTGTCATAACGATTACCCGCAAACCATACATTTGTATTATGTTGCAATCGATATTGACCCTTACGCATCTCCATTTTCCCAACAACAATGGAACGATTGGGATACAGAGGAGTATCCGTATAACGAAATTGATCTGAACGGGCTCCATTTGGCATTACTCGAATATGGCTTGGATGAATACCATGTTGTTGATATACTTGTGATATTCCTTCTGATAGAACAAAATGATATAAATTTTGTGCAGTAGATGAAATAATAGATGAAAAAACGGATTGATATCCTGCACATCTATCTTTTTGTTCGAGATAGGCAAAATGCGATGTAATAGCAACCATCTTACAAGATGATGAAATATGTGGAACAATATCTGCATAATCTTCATATTGAATATGAACTACATCGGGGGTTTCTTGTCGAATGAATTGAATCATCTCATTTCTATCTTTTGTATTTAATATATCTACATGATATCCCAGTTTTCTCAATTCACATGCATAATCCCAAATCAGAATTTCACATGCACCCCAACCTTTTGGTGGAATTGGCATCATACCTGGTCCAACTAGAACAAATGACATAGATGATTGTAGAATTGTATGAATCGTATCAATATATTTTGTAATCAAATTCTCCCATGAAAAATGCTGCATTGCATATGTTCGAATAGCATCTGTATAGAGTGCCTTCTTCTTACGATTATTCGAAATCACTTGCTCGATATAGGTATGGTCATGAATATGATGTTCTGAAATAACATCAATAAATGGCAAAGAAGTATCAATATCATCTGTAGCATATTCACTTACTACAATTGGTAATCCTGCCATCAATGCTTCTTTAATAACCAGTGGAGTACCGTTTTCACCATTACTTAATAGGACCATATTTCCATATTGCGGAAGAGCTTCTATTTTTTCTTGATGCGAACATTCACCTCGATAGCAAGGATGTGACTGAAATAATGTATCATCGCATCGTCCATAAAAGTCCACAGTAGAAATGGAAGAAATAAGAGATTGTCTTTTTCTTGGCTCGATTTTTGCAAGACAGATACTTCTCTCCAAATTTGTCCCATCCAGTCGAGGTACAAACTCGTCGTGATTTGCACCATTTATCGTTAGGAATAAACGATTTGATTGAACACCCCCTTTCAAAAATGCATTCTTATCCTTGTTAGATAGTGCAAAGATATTCGCACGACTTGAACATATGCCTTTA